TGTCACCAGGTCCTTTCAGCTACACGCGCAAGCGTAACAGTGGCACTGTGAACTTTCGAGCGACCAGGCACCTGAGCTGAAGACAACTCAATCGCGTAAACCTTCGGGCCACCGCGCTTGTGCAGGAGTGAACATGGCGGGACGTCGGGCGCCTCGTGCACCCGTGCCGCCGCCACCGCCTCAACCTGCTGCCAAACTTGCCACCTACTTTGTGCACGGGCACATAGGAGACAACCAGCAGATTGAGTTGGGGACAGTGTTCCCGAGTGAGGTACTCGCCTTTGAGCAAGGCGGTCGGCCTCACTCGCATCCGTTCGCACACGTCAGTCGTGACATTGCATTCAAACATGTGCTTGACACGATACCGGCGGGTGCGAGAGTGCTTGACGTGGGGGGTAACCCAGTTACCCATCACTCGTTGGGCACAAGTAAGGGGTACAAGTACAATTGGTTTTGTCTAACCCCCGAAATAAGTGTCAAAGATACTGGGCGCATCCAGGCTCGACAAGCCTGGGAGCGCAAGCATCCAACTGTGGCCTTGCACTACTGTGGCCACACGTTGCAGGAATGGCTCGATGGGCATTGCGCCCACAGGCCTATGAGGCCCGACATCATGTTCTTCATGGACTCCATCTATTACATGACGCCTTCGGACCTGCTGCACGCTGTGATCGAAACAAACAGCAAGATGGCATACATTGTGTGCCATGACCTACGCCTGTTCAGCGGTGAGATCAAACTGGCTTCGGAGAAACACCCCGAGGCAGTCTGGTCGCGTGATCAAGAGGATTCGTCCAAGATTACGTTCCGCGTGCAGACGGGTGCTGAGACCGGACACTACGGTGGCCCCGGCCTCACGTACCGACATGCCGATATCGACTGGCTGTTGTGGCAAGACCACTACACAGAAGACGATGTCACGGTGGCGTGGGATATCATCGAGGAGGTTGGCTGCCACCTCGTTTTGAGAGCCTATGTCACACATGCCAAGGTTGAGCCACCGCGACAGTTTTCACTGTCGCAGGCCCTTGATGACCAGACGATCACAGGTTCCTTGATCGTGGACCGTGGGGCTGATGTAGCCAAACTTACAGGGTCCGACCTCATCGCGACTGATGTCGACTATGAGTCAATCTATGCCCTGCAAGACACACTTTTTGTGATGGTGAAGCACAAGAAGATTGCCCTACCCCGGAGCATGGTAGCCTATGCTCGGACGTCAATCTTTGCCCAGCGCAGAGACCCAACGACGTGGCACACGATCGTTTCTCAATTGAAGCGCAGGTTGAGGACAGAAACTGCGTACACAGATACGCAGATCGACGCGATGTTACCACACATCGCTTACCTCGGGTATGTGGGCGGCATTGACCAGGAGATCAATGTCATGAACACAGTGGCCTCACACCAGAAACGCATTGCGGTTCTGAATGGGCTACTTGACTTCCAACGCCCTAAACAGTACAACCTTTGGAAAGTCCTCACCTTTCTCCTTGCCATGATACTCTTGATGTCGCGCGGATTTCATTGGGCCTCTGGCTCGCTCCTTACGAGCCAAGGCCTTGTGACCACATTGTGGGTGCAAGCGATTCAAACCTACGAGGCTGTTGTCCATTGGATCAACAGCACCTGGTTATACACCGGTTACCACGTTGTAGACCCGGTGCGAACCGCACTACACTATGGTCCGCCATTACGACATCTCGATGTGTGCATGCGTAATCAGAGTCTCAAACGATTGCGTAGCGGAGCTAAAGTCACTACCCCCCCTTGGGAGGAGTGCATCGCCCACCACGGACTCAGCGTATTCGGCTTTGCGGTTTGTAATCGCGCAAGCTGCGTGGCACGCAGTTGCTGCCACAATGAGTACGTTGCGGTCGTGAACCGCGCCCTCTTCTATGTCGACCCTGTCGACGAAGTTGTCTGGGCCAGTGTCGGGCGGTACTTCGCAGAAGCAGATTTGCTTCCATGGGACTCTGGCGCCGACCGGGCCGGCCGCAGCTACAAGACTATTCGTCCAGTTACGCTGCAGCATTGGCTCGACCGGTTCCTAAAACCGCGCAGACAGAATCTCACCTTTTTCAACGATCTTGCCGATAATGGCCTAGGCCATGACGAGACGTCGACCCGAGATTTCAACAAGCGCGAGCACGCGAACAAGGTTTACCCTATCGCTGATGATGACAATGGGCCAGAGGACGGCGTACAGCTGTTCGACCCGCGTCTCATTCGGTCAACGTACGAGGCACTACAGTGCCGTACAGGCCCGTGGATATACAGCTTCTCGAAGTATGTAGCCACAGCGTGGGGTTTCAACGCCTCTGAACCCGTGCCACAGATTACGTACGCTGCAGGCCTAAACCTGCATACACTTGGACAATGGTATGATAAGGCCTTCGAGGAGCTTAGCTCCTATGGCCAAGTTGCCGTCATCGACAATGACATCTCACGCTACGACGGTCGGATCTCGGTCCCCGCTCTGTGCGTTGAATTTGGTGTTTATCGTGCCTACCACTGCCCCCAGGACGTCCTTGACCTACTGGAGAAGCAGAAGTATGCTAGGGGACAGACTGCACATGGCGTGCTGTACCACGTGCCCGGCACAAGGCAGAGCGGCGTCAACAATACCAGTGTTGGCAATTCGATCATTAACGCCGCTATGCACGCTTACATACTACATGCCGCCGGCGTGCCCAATCACGCATGGCGACTGATTGTTATGGGCGACGATTGTCTCCTATTAATTTTGACAAAGTATGTGCCGGCCGTTATGCAAGCATTCAAGGATTATGCCGCACCATTGGGAATGGTGTTCAAGGCTCATGCGTCCACGGACCTTGCTTCTGCACAGTTCTGCTCGAAGCGCCCCTATCCAACTGACGAGGGTACAGTTTGGGGCCCAAAGATCGGGCGGTTTCTGACGAAGCAGTTTTCGTCGATGCATGCATACAACTACACCCACGGCTTGGAGTGGGTTCGTGGCGTTGCAAAAGGGCTTGCTGCCGATGTGCAGCATATCCCACTGCTGCGCGTCATTGTCAACAAATCGCTAGAGCTCACTGAGGGCCTCAACACCATCATTGAGCCAGTGCGGTTTGGGGACATTCATTGGCACACAGACAGGGCCTACAACGTGTGTCAGGAAGTGTATGCCACACTTGCATCATGGTATGACCTGATGCCGGCAGACTGGGCGCGCCTCGAGCAACTTGTTCAGAGTGCGCGACAGCTGCCTGTGTGGCTTGAAGACGTTGCTTTGAAACAGATCATGGATGTTGACGTTCCAAATGAGGATCGAAGCCGCTTCGTCAACGGCAGTTGTTATCGCGGTGGGCGCAGAGTGTCGCAGTACGAGTGTCTGTACCTCAGTGCCACCCGCACCATCCATTTAACGGTGTACGATTTGTACGCCGTGTTACTGGCGCCCCTCCTTGAGGAGTCGCTAGGATCCGTTATCTCCTGGTTCCCACTGGCGCTGTGTGTTCTCGAATTTCGGGGCACACTGACGACTGCGACCATCATGCACTTACTCTGCTGGCTGATTGGGCCGACGAACTTCTACACGAGGTTTGTCCTGCACCTGGCCAACAACATTTTCGCGACACTCTTTGTGGCCATGCGGTAAAATTCGTCTTAGGACTTGTTTTCCGTGTGGCCCTAGTCAGGCTGCATCAACGATGTCTACCCCTGGTGACAAATTCGTTGACCACCACAACCGCTACCTCCAAACGCTGTTGCACCCAGCCAACGTGACGGGCGTCAAGATACCTGATGGGTCTTACGAGCACTCTGCGACTTTCACAGAGTATGTTCGCCAGTCCCTCAAGGTGTCTGCGAACGGTGTTGCTACTATGGTCGCCGGCATCCCTCGAATTGATGTGGATGCCGGTTTGGATGACGTCAACTCTCTCATCCCTGGCCAATTGCAGCAATACACTACTGAGGCTAAGAATCCTAAGGCGCCTGGTACTTTGACCACGGTGCCTTGGACTCTGGGGACACGGTCTACCGATGTCTCCGCATCCAACTCCGAGACCGCGTTGCTGACTGATGAGGCGACTTTCGCCCATCCAGCAAACGCCATAGTCGTTGCCAACTACAAGGCGATTCGCCTTGTGTCGGCCGGAGTACGTGTCATATCAGGTGGCACGGCACTCTCGAACCAGGGTTTTGTCACCCTGGCTTTCCTCCCGAGGGGTTCCGGCGCTGGTGGTTTTCTAACCACCACCGCCGCTCTGACACTTGCGATCGTCCAGACATTGCCTGGTTCTATCGTGGTGCCAATGTCATCCCTTGGGTCGGGTGCCGCTGCCATCTATGCACCATTGGACAATTCCTGTCTTGAATACGTCGCGACTGATTTCATCACAACCGGCCAAGTAAAGACATCAGATGTTAACGTCGCCCATCACGACGTTGGCGGGTTCGTCATCGTGGTTTCTGGTGCCACGGCGACCAACTCTGTACTCGTTGAACTGGTCCTCAACTTTGAGGCAACAGTCAAGAGCAACGCGTACGCCGCCACTTCATCTGCTAGCCTGTCTGACCCGTTGGCGCTTGCGAGCGCCCTCAACATTGTTGAGAGCGCTCCCAAAGCTGTCAAAGGGTCCAATGGCTTCGATGGGCTCTCGACGGGTGAGCACCAGCTTGTTTCTGGAGCTCAACTGGTGAGCTACTCCACATCGCCGCCAAGGCTACGTGGGGCACGCGTCACCGGTGAACCTGCTGAGCCGATCACCCTGTACGGTGTCATGATGCCTACGCAGGGTGTGTCGGTATCCAAGCCGAAGGGCGGCAATGCCTCCCTGAACAAGCTGTTAAGCAAGCTTTCGAGTAACTTCAAGGACGGTGACGATGACACCATGTTCGGTTCGATCATGGATTTGCTCATCCCCCTGGCCGAGAAGTTCCTCCCGTCGCTATTGGCGGCGCTATGAGCTTGCTAGAACAGCATGGGCAGTTATGAAAAGGGGTCTCTCCCGCACCCCCCCATCAACAGAGACCTGACCGGGGCTCACATCAGTGCCATAAATCTGATGCCGGTCTTGACCATCCCTCTCTTGGGAT